TGCCTGGTTGCTCTGTATGGCGCTCGACTACGGCACCGGCACCGCCGCCGCCCTCCGGGCCGGGGAGTGGTCGTCCAAGGTGGCAAGGGACGGCCTGTGGCACAAGCTGGGGGCCGTGGTGGCCGTCCTGGTGGCCGCTATCCTGGACGGAGTAATTGGTTTGATCCTCGCCAACATTCCGGCACTGGAGCTGCCCTTCCAGTATGAGGTATTTGTGAGTGTCCTAGTGCTGGTCTGGTATATCATGACCGAGCTGGGGAGCATTGTGGAGAACATCGGTGCCCTAGGCGCCCCCGTGCCCGCCTGGCTCCGCAAGGCCATCGCCGCGCTGGAGTCCACCGTGGACGGCGCCGGGGACAAGCTGGGAGACGGACAGGACGACGAAAAGTAAATCGCCAAACGATTGGAAATATGAATGCCCCCGGGGCCTGCGGGCCTCGGGGGCGCTGTGCTTATTTGCTGGTATGATCAAAATCATCGGGAAAGAGTTCTCCGTGTGTACTGCCCAGGCCGAACCCGTGGTGAATCCGCGCTTGGGCCTCCGGGGTGAGCTCGCGCCATACATGTTCCCGACCGTCACAGACCAGGAGAAAATCGGCTTCCCAATAGTTTGTCATGGTGTGCTCCCTTCTGCCCTCGTCACCTCCGGGGCGGGCGTTTGTTTATTCGTCATCCTGCGGGTCTTGATCCTTGATTTGAGCTATTAGATCGGCCCGGATGCGTTTCCACATTTCCCGGCTGCTGCTGCCCTCGTCAAAGCTCAGCATTACCGATGTAAGGGCGGTTCTGATGCGGCACATATCCGCACGGCTCATGGTTACGGTTCTCATTTCCTGATTTAACATCTCGTGTTTCCTCCTTGATTCCTCTGCCTTACGCTGTTATAATCAAGGTGGCTGGGGTAAGGCTCCCGGCTCACCTTTTCGGTGTGTGGGGCGGTGGGCTTGGTAGGTTAGCCGCCCCACTTTTTATGCCTTGACCTTGCTGTCCCGCACGATTTTAGCGGCGGCCTCCGGGTCTTTGGCAGTTGACTCAATCAGCTTTGCGATGTTCTCAAGATACTGATTGAGTTCCGCGGTTGTCATTTCGTCCATTCACCTCACTCCTTTCTGTAAGAGACTTGGGATCTCTGCCTTACGAGTATAGTATAATACATGTATGCATGTATTGCAAGAAGTATTTTGCACAAACATGTATGCATGAATTTGTGTAGATTCTACATGGATGCATGAACCGAAATATGATATAGTAAAGTCGAGGTGATGTAAGTGGCTACGAAAGCGCATTTGGAAGGAAATAAACGATACCTGGAAAAGCTGGATCACATCACGATCCGTGTGCAAGGAGGCATAAAGGAGAAAATAAAGGCCCGCGCCCAGCAGAAGGGCATGAGCCTGAACGCTTATATCGTGGATTTGATCGAGAAGGACATGAAAACAGAGGAGGACACCTAAACTTAGGTGTCCTCCTCCAAGTCTATTTCGCCAATTTCCGACTCAAACTTTGCGATATACTCTTTACAGGCCCATTCGATTTCCTTGATGCGGGATCTTCCATAATATTTTCCGATGTAGGACATCTTGCGGGCAATGTCCTCGCTTATAACCATCGTAAATTTGACATCCATACCATCACCTCACGGGTATTGTACCCATGAAGTGGGTTATTAGGGCTGAAACAGTATTGACTCAGTATTGATATGGTGATAAAATTTTTTAGAAAGCCGGACAGGAGCTACCGGCTCCTGCCCGGCAAGGAATTACTCTAACATGTCCAACACGGCGTCCTTCAGATGCAGCGGTGAGAGGCTGTACCTGTTGAACGCCATGACCATGCGAAAGACCAGTTCCGCATCGGTCGATACGTCCTGGAGAATCTGCACAGGGCCTTGGTGCAAAAGGCCATATGCTACGATATCGTAGCTATAGTATGTGCCGATCTCCGGGGCGTATTTCTTTCGCCTGAACATGAAATAGGATATGGGCACGACGATCATCCTTTCTTTGTCTATTGGATGCGTCGTGCTTTGGGAGGCCCACGGCACCGTACTGGTGGGCCACATATATCACACAAAATGCAACACAAATACTGCGCCGAATGAGCAAACAGTTGCACCACAGTTGATTTAAGAATCGATTATTGGGTTCGACTCCCCCCGCCTCCACCAGATGGGCATTACACGAACACCTACTTTTTCAAAGGCGGCTTTGCCGTAAGGGTGTGGCTGTGATGTCAACACAGAACCAGAGGGCCAAGGTACTGATATGTACCCCCTCTACTGGGTGTCCAGTAAAGGGGGTACATATCAGCGTGTCCACCGCTTTTTGACGGCCACAGTGCAACAGCTCGCACACCTCATTGATGGTGTAATACAGATAAATTTTTCCATAATCGTCGGCCCAACCGTTTTTGCGGGACAAATCCGTTCGACGCAGGATCATCGCATATAACAGTTTGGCTTCGCTTGACAAGGAGCAAAAACTTGGTGCCTCAAACAGAAAATTGGGCAGTCGCATAAAACTTTGGGCCGGTGGCTTCTGATGAATGTAAAAGGGTTTTGTAGCCATGACAGGTACCTCCATGCGGACAATTAGAACGCGATTTCTGAGCGATAAGGGGTATTGCTATTCACTTCCATGATTGCCAGGCTGGAAACCAAGCATATATCCGGCTTTTGGAAGCTCTATTTGTCCGTATTCGACCTCCGTTTCCTGTCACTTGCTGTTTTCTGACGGCGGTGTACCTTGCGGGCACAATCAGGACAATACTTGGCGCGGTTGGACTTTGCAAGGAACGGCGCACCACATTCTGCGCATCGCTTCAATCCTTTAGGACTGGTGATTTCAGCTTGTAAAGCCGGAGCACCCGGCAGAACCCAATCCCGGAACCAGGTGCAGCACAGAGAATAAGAGATGCTCTGTATACAGACACAAGGCTCGCCATCATCCAGCGCAATACAATTGCCGCCGTCATAATTGCAGCAAAATTTTCGAATCAGCGCATTGGCTTTTCTCCTTTGCTTGGGTGTCATTTGAATTGACAAATGGTTTTTCCTCCCAGCTTTGTGGTTGCAGCTTGTGCAGATATTTTTCCATGCGCTTTCCTCCGTTTCATGTAGAGAATTGATTTTGTGAGATTTATGGTTTATAATAAACATAAACCGTAAACTCTAATTGGATTGTACCGCAGAAAAAGCCTGAATGCGGTATATCAACCATAAATTATTTTAGTTTCTAAAATCGAAAATAATAAATTGTAGTTTATAAGCAGACGGAGGGATCAACTCATGCTGTATGACGAAGCACGGATGGCGCTGACCAAAGAGCGGCTGGAAGATCTGCGCAAAGAAAAAAAGCTGTCCTTTGAACAGCTTTCCAAGCAGCTTGCAGAGCGTGGCGTCAACATCAGCCATACAAACCTCAAAAATTATGAAATCAATGATCCTATCCATCCTCTGTATGGCCGTACCCGTAGTATGAGCATCGAGTATCTGACTGCTTTTGCGGATTTTTACGATGTGTCGGTGGAATATCTACTGGGGCTGTCTAACTCCCGCAAAAAGGAATACCACGATATTTCTGAACAGTTAGGTCTGTGCGATAAGGCGATTGACGAGCTTATCCAGTGTAAAGAAAACTCCAGCAGTGAGGAAGGGCAACAACTATATATTTCTCAAGATACGGCCATTCTTAATGATTTTCTAATTAGCGCAGAATTTAGGCGCGTGATGGAAAAAATTAAGCAAAGCCTTTTTGCATATTATATGTACCAGTTGTCCCAGGACGGCATCTCTGCACAAATACGGAAAGAAAGCATTCAAAAGATGGAAGAAGCTCAGAAGGTTTTGGATGCGTGCGGTTATTGTTCAGTGGAGTATGATCTGATTTCACAGGTCCACATGGAAAACGCTATAGGCATCTTGAATACCTATCTGCGTGAATTGCCGAAACATCTCTATCAAACACATGTACAGAAAGCAAAAGATGCACAGTATTGACATACTGAAACACCGGATAGGTACTAATAAAAATAGATCGGAGAAATACCTTTATGAATAAACAACAGCTTGCAAATAAAATCTGGGAATCTGCCAACAGAATGCGTTCCAAGATTGAAGCAAATGAATATAAGGACTATATTTTGGGGTTTATTTTTTATAAATTCCTGTCAGACAAAGAAGTTGACCGCCTGAAGAAAGACGGATATGGCGAAGATGATATCCGGGAGTATGTGCATGAAAACAATCCGGAAGTTGTGGCTTACTGTCAACAGGAGCTGGGGTATTTTATCGCTTACGACAATCTTTTCTCTACTTGGTTGGCGAAGGGCAATAGTTTCACTGTAGACAATGTCAGAACAGCTCTTTCTGCTTTTAACCGTCTGATCAGCGAAACACAGAAGAAAGTATTCAGCAAAATCTTTAACACGCTGGAAACTGGCCTGAGCAAACTGGGCGACAGCACCAGCAGCCAGACTAAGTCTATCAGCGAACTGATACAGCTAATCAAAGATATCCCTACCGATGGCAAACAGGATTATGATGTTCTGGGCTTTATTTATGAATACCTGATCAGTAACTTTGCGGCCAATGCTGGTAAAAAGGCCGGTGAGTTTTATACCCCACACGAAGTATCTCAGCTTATGTCTGAAATTGTGGCTCACCATCTGAAAGACCGAGAGAAAATTGAAATTTACGATCCTACTAGCGGCTCCGGTTCCCTGCTTATTACCATCGGTAAGAGCGTTGCGAAGTACACCAAAAGCAAAGACGACATCATGTACTATGCGCAGGAACTGAAAGAAAATACCTATAACCTGACACGAATGAACCTTGTCATGCGGGGCATTAAGCCAGATAACATCTTTACCCGCTGCGGTGATACCCTGGAACAGGACTGGCCCATGTATGATGATGTGACCCAGGAATATAATCCCCTGTATCTGGATGCGGTGGTCTCCAATCCGCCCTACTCCCAGCGCTGGGACCCGAAGCATAAAGACACAGATCCCCGTTATCGTTATGGCATTGCGCCTAAAGGCAAGGCGGACTATGCGTTCCTGCTCCACGACCTGTACCACCTGAAGCCAGAAGGAATTATGACCATTGTTCTGCCCCATGGCGTCCTGTTCCGTGGTGACGCGTTGGGTGGGCCAGATGGCCAGGGCGAGGGCGAAGGCAAGATTCGCCGCAATCTGATTGAGAACAACAACATTGAGGCGATTATTGGCCTGCCTGCCAACATTTTCTTTGGCACAGGTATTCCTACTATCATTATGGCGCTGCGCCAGAAGCGCGAAGAATCTGATGTTCTGTTTATTGACGCTTCCAAGGGCTTTACCAAGGTTGGCAAGACCAATAAATTGATGGCATCCGATATCAAGCGGATTGTGGATGCGGTTGCCACCCGTCCCGAGAAGATCGAAAAGTTTGCCCGGCTGGTTTCCAAAGAGGAAATCCGGCGCAATGGCTACAACCTGAATATCCCCCGCTACATTGATTCCTCCGATGCTCCAGAAACATGGGATATCTACGCCACTATGTTCGGGGGCCTCCCTAACCACGAAATTGACCTGCTGGCTTCCTATTGGTCCGCGTTTCCGCGGCTGCGGGAAAGCTTGTTCGGGTCCGATGAAACGCCCTATTCCCAATTAGCTGTCCAAAATGTCAAGGAGGCTATTGAAGGAAACAACGATGTGCAGGCATTTGTTGCCGCTCACGAGGCTGCGTTCGCTGATTTTGACGCATATCTGAACGGCGAACTGATTGAAAAAATGATGGAGCTGAATATCTCCCAAACGGAGGATACCATTACACAAAATATTTTTGGCCGCATTGCACCGTTGCCGCTGTTGGATAAATACCAGGCGTATCAGCTGCTGGACAATCAATGGGCGGGTATCGCCACCGATCTCGAAATTATCCAAACCGAAGGATTTGCAGCCACCAAGCAGGTTGACCCCAACATGGTCATCAAAAAGAAAGGCGACAAGGAAGAAGAGGTGCAGAGCGGCTGGGTAGGCCATGTGATCCCCTTTGATCTGGTGCAGACTACACTGCTGAGAGAAGATTATGACGCACTCAAAACCAAGGAAGCTCGACTGGATGAAATTGCGGCAGAACTGACCGAGATTATCGACTCCATCGACGAGGGCGACCGCGGCGACTTTCTCAACGATGACAACACCGCCTTTGTTTCCAAGGAGTTTGCAGCAAAGCTGGCAGAGATTTATGAGGATGTTTCGTCCCCGGAGCTGGACGGCTTGCAGGGGTATCTGGAGTTGCTGGACGCGAAGGCTGGGAAAGCGGAAAAGATTCATTACATCCATACCCATCCGGAAGTCAACTGGGCCAATGTGGAGGGCAATTCTCCCTATACCAAGGGAAAGGTTTCGGCGTATGTCAAGGCACTGCGGGTGGCGTATATCTTCCCGGAGGATTCCTTTGAGGCGAAGATGGTGCAGGCCGACAAACTGATGACAGAAGAAAAAACTGTCAAGAAAGAAGTCAAAGATATGGCAGAGGCGCTGCACTTGAAAACCAAAGAGACCATTGAAGGTCTGAGCGATGAGCAAGTCCTGGATTTGCTGCGCCTGAAATGGATTGCGCCCTTGTGCGCTTCTCTGCGGGCTATGCCGGTGGCTATCATTGCTGGGCTGGAAAAGGCTGTGCAGGCACTGGAGGATAAATATGCTGTGACCTATGTGGAGCTGAATGAACAGATACAAAAATCGGAAGCGATGATTGCTAAGATGATCGATACTCTCACAGGTAACGAGTATGACACGGAAGGATTGAGGCAGTTCAAGTCGCTGCTAATTGGTGAGTAATATGGCTGAGCAAAAAAATGCCCCTCAAATTCGAGTTGCTGGTTTCACTGTGGAATGGACCAAACAATTATTAAATCATTATCTTGAAACCTCACAAGAAAAGAATATTGATGGAATATATAAAAGAGAAGATGTTTTGTCCGTTTCTGGTGATTACGGCGTTGTTAATCAAATCGAATTTAAAGGCCGTAGCTTTGCTGGCGCATCCGTTTGCAGTTACGGCATAGTACATACCGGTGATGTTGTGTATACAAAATCACCATTAAAAGAGAATCCATACGGAATCATAAAAACAAATACCGGAAAAGCTGGAATTGTGTCGACACTATATGCGGTATATCATCCGAAAGAATTTACCTTCCCGCAGTTTGTTCAATGGTATTTTGAAAATAACGATAGGCTGAATCACTATTTAACCCCTTTGGTGAATAAGGGCGCGAAAAACGATATGAAGGTATCGGCTGATAATGCGCTTTTAGGAACGGTTATCTTTCCAGATTATGCTGAACAAAAAGCTATTTCGGATTCTCTTACGCATATTAAGAATACCATCTTACAATGTGAATCAAGACTAAAAAAACTTCAGACGCTCAAAGCTTCAATGATGGAAAAGATGTTCCCAAAAGATGGTGCAGTTGCGCCGGAGGTTCGTTTCAATGGGTTTAGCGGAGCATGGGAACGAAAATATGGGTCAGAATTATTCACAGCCTATGTAGATAAAGGGCATCCAGAGCTTCCTGTCTTGTCAGCTACCCAAGATGCAGGTATGGTAGCTCGTCATGGCATAGGCAAAAGCGTGTTCCATAACACAGCAAATGAAATTGGGTATAAAAGAGTTATGCCAGGACAATTTGTTATTCATTTAAGGAGCTTTCAAGGAGGCTTTGCTCACTCTGCTGTTGAGGGTATTACTTCCCCAGCATATACTGTTTTTGGTTTCAAAGAGCCTGAAAAACATGACGACTACTACTGGAAATATGTTTTTACTTCCAAACAGTTTATTAAGCGATTGGAAACAGTCACTTATGGTATTAGAGATGGCCGAAGCATAAGTTATGAAGAGTTTTTAACATTAGACTTTTTATTTCCCCAAAAAGAAGAACAAACAAAAATCTGTACATACTTACATGAACTGGATAGAATCATTTTTTTGCGTCAACAAGAACTTGACAAGCTCCAATCCATCAGAAAAGCCTTGCTGGAAAAAATGTTTGTCTGATATAGGAGGCTGCTATGGCATTTGAAAATGAAGCTGCCTTTGAAGCAGCACTAATGAATTTATTGACAGAAAAATATGGCTGGGAACCGGAAATCCTGCGGTACAAAACCGAAGAAGAGCTGATCCAGAACTGGAAGCAGATTCTCTTTGAGAATAATCGGGATATTGATCGTCTGAATGATGTCCCGCTGACCGATGGCGAAATGCAGCAGATTCTGGACCAGATCACTCGGCTTCGCACACCGCTGAAACTGAATGGCTTTATCAATGGTAAAACCGTGGCCATTAAGCGGGATAACCCTGCCGACACGCTGCATTTTGGCAAAGAGGTCAGCCTGAAAATCTATGACCAGCGGGAGATTGCCGCCGGACAGAGCCGCTACCAGATTGCCCAGCAGCCTGTGTTCAAGGCGAGAAGTGCAGTTCTGCCAAATCGCCGGGGCGATTTTATGCTGCTGATTAACGGTATGCCCTTGACCCACTGCGAGTTAAAGCGCAGCGGCGTGGATGTGAGCCAGGCATATAATCAGATTGAAAAATACGCCCATGAAGGTGTGTTCTCCGGTCTGTTCTCCCTGGTGCAGATTTTCATTGCCATGCAGCCGGATGAGACAGTTTATTTTGCTAATCCAGGCCCTGATGGCGTGTTCAACAAGGACTTTTACTTCCATTGGGCTGATGCCAACAATGAGCCGCTGAACAACTGGAAGGACATTGCTCAGTATCTGCTCTCCATCCCTATGGCGCACCAGTTAATTGGATTTTATACTGTTGCCGACGATACCGATGGTATTCTGAAAGTCATGCGCAGCTACCAGTACTATGCGGCTTCTCGCATTACCGGTCGTGTCGCCATGCGGCGTTGGGCGGATAAAGATCAGCATGGCGGCTACATCTGGCACACGACCGGTTCCGGTAAAACCTTGACCAGTTTCAAATCAGCACAGCTGATTGCCGGATCAAGGGACGCCGATAAGGTAGTGTTCCTGATGGACCGTGTGGAACTGGGGACCCAGTCACTGATGGACTACCGTGGCTTTGCCGACGATGCAGGTTCTGTACAAGACACAGAAGATACAAATGTTTTGGTGGCAAAACTGAAAAGTGACGATCCGGCCAATACGTTGATCGTCACTTCCATCCAGAAGATGAGCCGCATTGAGGAAAACAGCAGCTATAATGCCCACGATATTGAACTGATTCGGGATAAGCGGATCGTTTTTATTATTGATGAAGCGCATCGGGATGTGTTTGGAGAAATGCTGCGCACCATCAAAGAAACCTTCCCCAATGCTATGTTCTTCGGGTTTACGGGAACACCAATTCACGAAGAGAACCAGAAGAAAATGAGCACTACCTCGGATGTGTTCGGAAACGAACTTCACCGGTACAGCATTGCAGACGGAATCCGGGACAAAAATGTTCTGGGTTTTGACCCCTATATGGTACCTACCTATAAGGACCGTGATTTACGCAAGGCTGTTGCTTTGGAAAAAGCCAAAGCACCTACTGAAGCCGCAGCCATGAGCGACCCAAAAAAGAAAAAAGCCTATCTGCACTATATGGATCATACAAGTGTACCTATGGCTGGTGTCGTTCAAGCAGACGGAACCTACCTGAAGGGCATTGAAGATTATTTGCCCAACTCCCAATATGAGCGGGAAGAACATCAGCGTGCGGTAGTAACCGATATTCTGGACAACTGGGTTACGCTCAGCCACGGAAGTAAGTTCCACGCGATTTTTGCGACTAGCAGTATCCCGGAGGCGATCCAATATTACAGGCTGTTCAAGGAAATAGGTAGTTTGAAAGTGACGGCACTGTTTGACCCAAGCATTGATAACAATGGTGGGGCGATCTTCAAGGAAGAATCGTTGATCGAGATTCTGGAAGATTACAATGCTCGCTACGACATGAAGTTTAAGCTGGCCACCTATGGAACGTTCAAGAAAGATGTTTCCTACCGCCTGGCACACAAGGAGCAGTATAAGTCTGTGGAGAGGACCCCGGACCAGCAGATTGATTTGCTGATTGTTGTGGATCAGATGCTGACCGGGTTTGACTCCAAATGGATCAATACCCTCTATCTAGATAAGGTTTTGGTCTATGAAAAACTGATTCAGGCATTCTCCCGCACCAACCGCCTTTTTGGACCAGAGAAACCCTTTGGCACGATTCGTTATTACCGGAAGCCCTATACGATGCGTCGGAATATTGATGAAGCGTTCAAACTGTACTCTGGTGACAAACCTCTTGGGTTATTTGCGGACAAGCTGGAGTATAACCTGGGTAAGCTGAATGAGCTGTATGATGAAATCGAAGCGATTTTCCGCTCGGCAGGAGTGGGAAACTTTGAAAAATTGCCGGAAGATCACACAGAGCGCGGACAGTTTGCCAAGCTTTTCAAACGTTTTAATAACTACCTGGAAGCAGCTAAAATTCAGGGCTTCACTTGGAATAAACTATCCTGTGAAATAAAAACGGAAACGGGTAAAACCACTGTTGAGCTTCATCTGGATGAGACTACTTACCTGATTCTTGCACTTCGCTATAAGGAGCTGTTTTCCGGCGTGGGAACAGGCTTGGGTGGTGATGATGTTCCCTATGAGATTGATTCTTACCTGACCGAGATCAACACCGGCGTTATTGATGCCAATTACATGAACTCCAGATTCACCAAATACCTCAAGGCGCTGCAGGATGGAACTGAAACAGCGGCGGTGCTGGATGAACTGCACAAGTCCTTCGCAACCCTTACTCAGGAAGAGCAGAAATATGCAAATATCTTCCTGCACGATGTGCAGAATGGCGATGTTGTAGTTGATGAAGGAAAAACGTTGCGCGATTACATCACAGAGTATATGACCAGTGCGAAGAATGACCAGATTCACCGTTTTGCCAAGGCCCTTGGAGCAGATGAGACAATGCTGCGGGATTTCATGCAGTTGAGGGTTACAGAAGCAAACATTAACGAGTTTGGCCGATTTGATAAGCTGAAAGCAACGGTCAACAGAGACAGCGCAAAAGTGTTCTTGGAAACCCTTGAGGGAGCTGCCATCAAGCCTTTTCAGATCAACATGAAGGTGGATCGGATCTTGAGAAAATTTATCCTTGAGGGCGGATTTGACATAGCCTAAGCAAAGGAGGCGGCGATATGGGAAACACGCGACAAAAACATGAGCAAGACACAGCTATAAAGCTTCGCTTCTATTTTATGTCATTATGGCTATTGTTCGTTTTGATTTTCCTATTAACCGTTGATATCCCAATTTGTTTTTCTAAAGATGCGCACTTTATAGGTTTTGGACCGTTGTTGAAAAGAAATTGGCTTGCGTTTATCTCTTTATTCTTTGCAATTCTGGGATGGCTTGTTGCGTCTCGAGAGAAACAACGATGGGCAGGAGTAACGAATCCGCCGTATGAAATTGAGTCCATCAAAAACGAGAATTATGAATATTTAACATTTCTTACTACCTACATAATCCCGCTGATTTGCATCGATTTAACCAAGATTCGATATGTGTTCGTGCTGGCCGTTCTATTGGTGCTAATCGGGTTTATCTTTATCAGAATGGACTTATATTGTGGGAATCCTACCTTGGCACTTATGGGATATAGATTGTATCGCGCAGAGATTAAAGGCGTGGATGCTCCCGATGGAATTGTGTTGATATCAAAAGACCGTTTATCCAAAAGATCAGCTATTAAATGGATTTCCATCGATAAATATGTCTGGATAGCAAAGGAGATAAAGAATGACGTCGGATGAATTAAAAGGTACAGTGTCAACCATATTGGGGCAGCAGCACTCTGCACAACTGTATTTGGTTCTCAAGGTTAACGATGAACTCGTTTTGAGATTGGCAGACATAGAAGATGAGAGCACAGCACCGGAAATTCAACACATGTTTGAAGAATTTTTGGAGACTACCATTGTCGCTAATGAAGATATGATTGTCCGCAATCTTTCTGTTGCAGATGAATCCCCAAATGCAGTTTATGAATATGATTATGATAGTTATCCGGAAGAACTGAATTTATTTAAACAATTCAATATTGAAGAAGCGGTAAACATAGATCATTTTAATTTTAACACGGATGATCTTAATCATTTGTTTGGATACATAGTTTATATTGGAAGCATGGAAAGTGGCATTGTCCTCTTCAAAAAACATTATCCAATTCTTTGATAAAACGAGAAAGTTTCTTACTGGGAGCAATTAGAAGCAGTGAACGTTTTGAGAAACTGCCCGGAGAAGATATCATACGATTGAATAATGATGCGCAGCTTTTGCGAGTAGGCGACACTATATTTGTGCTCAATTTAAAAATGCTGGAACGTAATATGGGCTTTTCGGCTCTCATCCAACAAGCGGCAACGGAAACTGTTAGCGCAATCGAAGAGCTGGACATTTTGGATGATATTGAGGTGTTGCGGGATACACTTGAAGTTCCATCATTTGCGCGGAAGCTTTCTAAAGTAAAAAAAGCATCACCTATTTTTAAGCTAGGGATATCAAAAGAAGCAATTGTTGAATTTACAAAAAACACGCCAGAGCTTGCAGGAAAGTTCAAATATAGTGAAGATGGAACTCAGATCAGGTTGGACACCAAGAAATCTAAAATTGCATTTCTTAAGTTGATGAACGATGCTTTTTTGCACTCTGAATTAACTCAACAGTGGTATGATGCATCTGCAAAAGACAACATTACTCAAGGGGCTGGATAATCCACAATTTTGTGGCCGAGTTCTCAAGAAAAAAGCGTTCGCAGAGCGCGTAGCTGCAGAATGAAATTCTGCGTTCAAAAGGGGTTTGGGGGCGCTGCCCTCAACAAGCAAGCGGCAGAAAATGTGAGTGTGTATTAACACTCGCATTGCTTGCCGGATTTGTGTGTGGCTATCCACACGCATTGCTTGCTCCAATATGTTTGACTTCCGGGACGGTATCGCATAGACCTACGTTTCTTTCTCGTTCGACCCTATGATATTATGTTAATATAGGGTTGAATATTATCCTGTTATCTGATAAAATCAAGTTACCAGACAAGGGGGTGTATCTTTTGAAAGAAGTGGCAGAAAGATTGAGGTCTCTGCGGGAAAGTGTTAGGCTGTCCCAGGTTAAAATGGCCGAGATCGTCGGCGTCAAGCAATCCAGCCTGAACCGTTATGAGCTGAATCAGGCTTCACCGACATTTGAAACACTTACCCGATATGCGGATTACTTTGATGTATCTATGGACTATATCTTTGGACGCACGGACAATCCTCAGGGCAAGCTGTATGAGTACAAGCCTAAAATTCAGCAGAACGACTCCCAGATGCAGAAGTTTGTGGAAATGTGCTTTGACCCCACATCTCCTATGAATGCACGACTCAAGGAAGCACTGCTGCGGATGTTTGGGGAGGCGAAACAATGAATGTTGTCATCTATGCTCGCTACTCCAGTCATAGCCAGACTGAGCAATCCATTGAGGGACAGCTCCATACCTGCTATGAGTATGCTAAAAACAATGGCTATCTCGTTGTCGGAGAGTATATTGACCGCGCTCAGAGCGGAACCACCGACAGCCGCGCCGAGTTCCAGCGGATGATTGCCGACAGTGATAAGCATACCTTTGAGGGTGTTCTGGTTTACCAACTTGACCGTTTTGCCCACAACCGATATGACAGTGCCATCAACAAGGCAAAACTGAAAAAGAACGGTGTGCGAGTGATCTCCGCACGGGAAAACATCAGCGATGATGCCAGCGGCATCCTGGTGGAAGGTGTTCTGGAAAGTATGGCAGAATACTACTCCGCAGAGCTTTCCCAAAAGATTCGCCGGGGTATGGACATCAATAGAGCTTTCCCAAAAGATTCGCCGGGGTATGGACATCAATGCTGAGAAGTGCTTGAGCAACGGTAGCAATCCGGGACTTGGCTATCGTGTAGATGAAGAACGACGGTTTCATATTGATCCGGAGGGTGCTGCGGTCGTCCGGGAAATTTTTGAACAGTATGCCAGCGGAAAGACTGTGACGGAGATTATCCAGTCCCTTAACGCCAGACAAATCAAGACCTCCCAGGGAAAAGCGTTCAACAAGAATAGCCTGCATCGTCTGCTGCGGAACCGACGGTATATCGGCTACTACATCTACAAAGGGGTGGAAACTCCAAATGGGATGCCCCGAATTTTGGAGGACGAGTTGTTTGAGCGGGTGCAGCACATTTTGAATCGCAACAAAAAAGCCCCTGCCCGTTCCAGGGGCAGGGAGGAATATCTGCTGACCACCAAGCTGTTCTGCGGCTACTGCCGGGAGATGATGACCGGTTACGGCGGTACAGGAAAATCCGGCAAGGCGTATCACTACTATGCCTGCAATAATTTCAAACGGCGCAAGTGCAAAAAGAAGGTTATCAACAAAGAGAAGATAGAAAACCGTGTGGTGCTGGAATGCCGCAAGTTGCTGACAGACAGCAATATCGAGCATATCGCGGCCTCAGTAGCCGCAGTTTGTGAGTCCGACTGGGACACAATTTCCGTCAAGAGAATCAAAGCTGCCATTCAGGAAGCTGATACTGCCATCGAAAATCTCTGGAAAGCTCTGGAGAAAGGGCAGGCTGCTGACATGATTACCGAGCGGATTGAAAAGCGCCAGAAAGAAAAAGAAGAGCTACAAGCACAGCTGGCCATTGAGATGAACAAGCAGGTCAGGCTGAGTGCGCCCGACATCAGGGCGTACCTCTATGCGCTCAAACACGGCGATAAGAATGATGAGAATACAAAACGGGGAATTATCAATATCTTCCTTCGGGCCGTCTATCTGTTTGACGAAACCTTCACCCTGATTCTAAACGGCAGCGATAAGCCGATTGTCATCGATGACATCCTGCTGGACGAGATCGAGGAGGGCTTGGATGACGACCTGGCCAACCATAATTTGTGTTCGTCGTTGGTTGCGGACGCTCCACCAAAAAGAAAGACACGACGAAAGTCGTGTCTTTCTTTTTGTGTTCAATCCGCTGATGTGGGTACCAGTAATTATGACACACCCCGGATACCATGTTCTGGGACAGAAACTTTAAAGGGTATTATTATGTACAATGGTCAGGTAGAATAAGTTTCGCAAAAAGACAAAGAGACATGGTTTGCAGATGTCTGGTAGAATGAAGTTGCGACA